TTTCGTGGTGACCCCAAGGGGACTCGAACCCCTGTTACCGGCGTGAGAGGCCTATTGCATTACAATAATATCAGCCACTTATAGGCATCGTTACCACTCATTTACCATCTGACATGAACGGGAAACGATCCTCAAACACCTCTCCGGATGCTTCGGTGTGGTCATAATGGTTGAGCATCCGCTCGTCCTCGTGGCCGGTTCGATGGCGGGCCTGCCGCTTCTCAACCCCGAGATCCAGCAGCCTGGTGGTATAGGTGTGCCGGCTGTCATGTAGCCTCATTCCGACAATCCCGCACCGGCGGAAGTGCCTGGCGATGGCCCTGGACACTGATGTCGGGGCGTATTGCGGCAGGATCGGCCCTTGTTCTCCCTTGCGAGGGGCCAATAGGTTGAAAAGCCTCCCCCCAAGACCAACCCACCGCGCTACCCCGGTCTTTGTTTCGACCACCCTCAGCATCCGCTTGTCCCAGTCGATATTTTCTATTCTGGCATCCAGCGCCTCTTTGCGGCGCAATCCACAACCAAGGAACATCAGCAGGTAAAGGGTCATGTGGCCCCCGAGGGCTGGTTGCGGAGTTGCGTCCGAGGCTGCGGCTACCTCCAGCACCGTGGCAATCTGGTCATGTGTCAAGACCACATGGCGGATTTTCTCATCCTTCGGCACCCGCTCGCCCTTCAACATCGAGAATGGATCGCCAGCCAACGCCCCGGTCGCCACCTGCAGCCTGAACATCCTCCGCAAGTCCTGCAGGTGTTTGTTGACCGTGGCGGCCTTTAGATGCTCTCCGCGCCTGACCGTTGCAGCCCGAAGAGAGGCTTTCACGCGCTCGCCGTGCATGTGCCGGACTTCCCCTATTGGGGTGGAGGCGCCAAGTAGATCAACAACCCTGGCCACCCTCCCCTCCCTGGCCTCCCTCTCCCCAGTGCTGATCCGCCCCCAGGTTTCGCGGTAATCATCGGCGGCCTGGGCCACCGTCTTTCTGCCATCACTCATCGCCAGCAATCGTTGAATGTCTACCAGGCTGACCAACCCCTCACGTTGCCACTCGGCCACCTCGTCGCTGGTGTATTGTTGGCGTCTGGTGCGCGACTCTACCACGTCGGCAAGTGCCCGCAGCGCCTTCGCTTCGCCAGCCCGATCGCACCGCCGCGACCGTTCGACAGCTGCGCCGGATGGAAGGTGGACGTAGTACCTGACCCGGTACTGCCCGTCTATCTTAGTTATTGAGGCCATTTCACGTTTCCAGTCAAAACAACACGAAAAGAGCGAAAAACGAGCAATAATATACGTGTTTCCGGTAACAACCAGAAGTTACTGCGCATCACGCCACCCCCAAGAACGAAACAAAACAAGGAAACATCAATTATCCCAACCAATTAGGTGGATCTGCCCCAAGCCGTCCGTCAACGGGTTGACATGGGCGCAATTTCTGCCCATCTCCGCGCCATGCCGTCGCTACTCACCGAAATGGGGAGGGGGGTGCAAATCTCTACCCCTTTTCACAGCGAGACCGTTTGGGCAGTGAAATTCTCGCGGCCGCGAAATGAAATGTTTTGATATCAGGTGGTTGCTTGTCGTTTTGTTAGGCAAATACGGTATCTTTGGCATGGTTTTTGACTCGGGAGGCATGGGCGTGTTACGCGGCCATGATCGGTGTGTCAAAAAGTTGGCGCTATACTTCCGGGCCGCTGCCGGCAAGGGTTGCGGTGTCTACAGGCTCGTCGGCAGGTGACGGCGACTTGGTTTGTTCCGGGTTGGGAGCCGGTGGCGCCGATGACTCTTGGTGGTGGCTCGGAGATTGGTCAGGGATACTTGAGGCGATGAGTTCCACCGCGGCGATGCAAGATATAATTCGCGGGTAGAGCCTGTCCACCATCTGCTCAACGTGGCGCACGTCCTCCTGGATTTTCCACACGAAGTACGGCATGAAGATAGCAAGGATCACCATGAACAAAAATATGGCCCCCACCGCCAGGGCTGCAACAGCCCCAAACCACCCGCCGCCGAAGTAATGTTCCATATCGCCCGTCACATCCTGAAGGAAATATCCGCCCAAAGGTCTTCCGAGATGATCGCCGGTCTGCCAAACTTCTCCCGGTATTCCACCGCCTTTTCTATCTTCCGCCCATAAGCGGTGTGCGCCCAGTCGGTACTTGAAAAGGTGCCGATCACCAGGTAGTCAACCGCCTTGGTTATATACCCCTCAACCCGTCCACCCCGCTCCTCGATAACCGCCTCGCATTCTCTGCGCGGCCCATAGGCAAAACTTCCGGTGAGACAAAACCCCATGGTCGGTATCTCTACCACCGGAGGCGGCTGGCAGAGCGGAAACCATGCCGCCATATTCTCCCTGGCCAGCAGGGTGGATGCACCCGAAAAAGCGCTGAGAATACCAAGCAACTCCTGGCGCTCGTCAGCATCTAACACGCCATCTATCAGCATTTCATGAATGCGCCGGTAAATACTGTTGACGGTCCAGTCTTCGCAGAATGAGACGTTTGCGACCATCCATGCCAAAAGAACCCGCGCCTCCTGATGGTTGACCGTAGCATCGGCAACGATGCCGCGAGCCATCCCGATCATCTCATCAATGGCCCGGTCGTTAAGCCGCTTGCGGTTGTATAGCCGGTTGATCGGCTGGCCATGGTCGTCAAGTATGCTGTCCATTCACCCCACCTCCACCGCTATTGGAGAGCGGGCGGCGATGCGGTCATAGACATGCCTAAACGCCACCGCCCGGTCAATATCTCCGTAGTCAACAAAAGTCGTGTCCTGCCCGGGCAACTCCAGCCGATATCCAGATCCGTCAGCCACCATGAAATATGGCATCCCGCTGTAATGGTTGGCGTCCCGCACGGTAAGCCGAGACCCGCCAATCTTGGCGGCCTCTGCTAACTCTTCTATTATCTTGCAAGTGATGATTTCGTGCCCACACTGGCAAGCCAGTTGCAAGTGGTGTCCACTTGCTGCCAAAAACAGACAGGCAGCGTCAAGAAAATCGTCTTGGTATTCGCGGTCGGCGCGGCCGGTAAAGATACACACCTCCCTGTCGGCCTGCTCGATCATAGCCCGATAAGCCGCCAGGTGGTCTCCGTCGCCTCGGATGGCCATACGTTTCCGCCGCCTCGCCATATAGGAATAATAATCGACCATACGCGCAACCTAACAAACAAACAACTGGCGGCGCAATGGGTGACAACACGTATTTTAAGGGGTGTAAATCACTTACTGGTTGACGGCCCGCGACTCAGGCTCGCCGTTTCCATCTCCACCGCCTGCTTCCATGTCCCTGGCATCGAGCTCCTGCAGAAACCGCTGCATAACGTTGTCGATTGTTTCCCGCCGACCATGGCCTGGCCCACTTTCACCTCTGTGAATGGTCAAAGATGCGGTGCTCGCCTTCCCGGACCTTCCTTCCATGAACCTGGCAAACCGAGGAAACCGCTTGGCAAAGGCAAGCATCACCCAGATCATCTCGTCCATTGAGCAGGTTTCGATAAACTCCAGCAGTGATCCCCGCAATTTCTCCTTTTCAATCACTTTGTCGCCTCTTCTTTTGTTTCCCTCGCCTCCGGCCGCTGCTGTTTTCCTCCCTGGAAGTGCTTGGCGTACCAGGCCGCAAAGTCTGAACTGGATGCTATCTGCATGTAAACATTGGTAATATCATCGTCATTCAATTGCCGGATGTACTCAATCAGCCGATGGTGGTACTTGCTCATTGCTTTTGCCGGCAGCACACCACGCAAGTCAGACACCCCGCGCTGCAGGGTGTTATCGTCGTGCATTCCCTTATAAGCCACATTGATGGTGTTCACCACTGCCGCTGAAAACTGCCCGCCATGCTCCACCACACTCTTCATCCGTTCGGCCAGATCCTTGGTATCTACCGCCTGTGTTTCCTTTCCATATGCCGGATCGTGCTGGCCGGTGACGGCGGCAGCCGGCGGCTGCTGGTCGTATGCGGTGCCGATCTTCTGCGGCCCCTGGCCGGTGAGAAGCCATGCTGGGTTGATGTTGTGGCTTACGCTAACCCGCAAAATCCATTCCGCTGGCACATTATCCCTGTTTTTTGCCTCAGAGACGGTTGCCGTCCGCAAACCAAGCAACTTCGCGAGCTGTGTTTGGTTTTTCACACCAGTCACAGCTTTAATTCTTTCAAAAATTTCCTCAAAAGTTCCGCTCACTTGTATCCTCTGGCGCGAAAAAATACGGCAACTTGAATTTTTCCCTTGCGTAGTTTTACGGCAAGGCGTAATGTAGAGCCATGGAGAGTTCAAACGAACGCAAAATTAGATCTTGGATCGTACTCGCTGGGGTAACCCAAACGGCAATTGCCGAATCGATTGGCGTCAAGCCGTCCAGCGTTAACGATGTGATCGCCGGTCGTCGCAAAACCAAGCGCATCCGCGAAGCCATCGCCAAGGCCATCAAGATGCCGGTTTCTGAAATCTGGCCGGCAAAGGCGGCTTAATTGTACCCGCCATTAACGTTTGTAATTTTGGGATGCTTATCTGGTCGCGGGTACACGCGCAACCTGTTGCCGCTTGAACAGTCAATAAAATAATAACCATCAGGAGTCATGGAGCCGACAGATATAACCTCAAAGCAGTTCAAGCCGTATGTGTTTGTAGCATGCCAAGCTAAATCTGCTTTTGTGAGTCCGTAACTGGTGTTTGCAAGCCTCACATTGTTGTTATACCCGGACTGGTCGGCCCTTGATGGTTCAGAATCAGATCTGCAAGAAGAAACAAAAATCAGCAACACAAAGAACAGTAGATTTTTTCTGTTTAACATAGTTCCCCCGCCGACAGCAGCAAGCGACATAGACAAAAAACTGGCGGCTGGCAGGACCACCAAGGCAAGAGGTTGTTACCACTGCCAGCCGCCACAAAAGAAACCCCGCCCCCCGGACGCAATTGTCCCGTCGATGGGTGGCACCTCCGATGATACCAGGGGGGCGGGGAATTTGGCAAGCCCCCCGTTTCCGTCCGGGGTTTTGCACCTCCTCCTACCCTCGGCTGCCGGCTTGCGAGGGGTAAAGAACCGCCGGCCACCTTCAAACTCAAAAAGGGAGCACCGTCATGACCACATTCGACAGGCAGGCAACGGCCCTTCGCACCGCCATCAAAATGGCCAAGCTGGCCAGCACACCCACCACCATCACCGCTATAGAAACCCATTTCCGATCCATCTTGGCCTCCGAGGAAAAACACCGGGGCGGGTCCGGTAACTGCAAGTTGGGGTGCGCCGTAACCTCGCACCGCCACGGTGTTTCCTCTACCATGTCACAGGCCTGACCTATCAACCAAGGGATTCGGACGAGGCAAAGTATCATGAGCGGAAACAAGCACTACATCCAGACCATCGCGGCCCTCTCCAACCTGTTCTACGGGGCCAGCGTCGTCGCAGGGTTAACCCCCAAAATCGCCCTTGCCCGCCTTGACGACGAACTCGGCATCAAGATCCCCTACACCACCTTTATGAAATACCTGGCCGGAGAAACCTGTTGCCCCACTTCGGTGGTGGCCGGCCTCTTTGTCCTCACCGAAGACCCGGGCCTCAAGTTTGTCCTTGAGCCTCTCGGTTGGGAGCTGCAGCGCCGCGGCTCCGTCAAGCCCGGCCACCTTTCGCCGGTTGACGAACTCATGGACGACATCACCGCCGCCACCATCACCCACAGCGAGATCCAACAGCGGATAGCCGACTGCCAATGGTCAGAGACAGACCGCACCGCCGCCCTGGCCAAGGTTGAGGCGCAAAAACGTGAGCTCGAAGAAACCGAGGCAGCCATCCGCAACATGCCAATCGGGAGGGTTGCAGCATGCCAGGCATGACCACCGCCCGCTGGATACTCACCGCCATGGGCATCACCGGGGCCATACTCAACGCCATGCAGATATGGTGGTGCTGGCCATTATGGATCGCGGCCAACATCGGGTGGATAGTTGTTAACGCCAGGTTGCGCCGCCCCCAGGAGTCCACCCTTTTCGCCGTTTACCTGGCCACCGCAGCCCTCGGCTGCTGGCAATGGAGCAGGCCATGAGCAACCAGATCATCACCACCGCGGAAGAACTCGCCGCCATCGTCACGCAGGCGGTAGAGCAGGCAAGGGCAACGGCACCGCTGCCCAGGCTCTACAAATTCCCGGAGGATATCTGCGCCATCATGGGCGGCCATGTGCAGCCGCAAACGGTGCGCTGGTGGAAGTCGCAAGGATGGATCCGCACCAAAAAGATTGGCCGCAACTCCTTTGTTGAGCCGGAGGAGTGGGAGCGGTTCAAGCGCGACAACGCCGTCATGATGGCGGCCAGCCCCCGCAACCGCGGGGCCAGGCTTGGAGGAGGGAAAGATGAATGCGCAACAGCAACGCCTCGACGCCAACCTCGCAGCAGTCAAGCAGTGCCTGGGTCGCCTGCATAGCGCTGGCCCTGTGCGCCCTGCTGCTCACCTGCGGCATCTGCCGCATCATATCTCGATTACCGATCAGCGCGCCATACTGATCGCAACCAGATAGAGGAGGCACCCCATGCCGGAAAGTAAGCCCGACAAGTGCATCAAGACACCGTACCAATCAACCCATCTTGGCGCCCTCTGCCACGTCTGCAACCGCAAGTGCAACCACGCAAACCACCCGCGCCACCAAGGCCTGCAACTGATGCTCGCCCGCGACCATCGCGCCCGGCTCGATAACGTCAGACCCATGGAGCGTTCATAATGGGTACAATGCCCCCTGTTTCATGGCCAGAACCGCGGGAGATAAAAGCACTGCGCCAGGCCCTCGGCGACTCGGTGGAGGATTTTGCCGCCGTCATCTCTGCCGCCGTCCTCCGCACCCCATTCATCGCCTACACCCACAAGGAAATCCGTCGCATCCGGATAGCGCTGGGCAAAAGCAATGCCGAGTTTGCCGAGATCTTCCGGTTGAGTGAAGACGAAATCAAGGCCTGGCAAACCCCGATCACCAGCAAGAAACACCGCGACCCGAGCCCGCCCGCCTGCATCATCCTGTTCTGGTGCGCCACCGTTGCCAACACCTCTGTTTCGTGCCGCAACAACCTGATCAGGGCCGCCGCCGAACTCGGCAAGGACTGGCTTGCAGACAACTGATAATCACAACAGAGAGGCGCACCCCATGCCCAGCAAAGACCACCTCCCACATATCCCGGCAAACAACATCCACGCCCGCCTGGTGCGGCGCCTCAACGCCTCCGGGCTTGACCAGACCACCATCAACGATCTGGCCACCGATATCACCCTGCTGAAAGAATCATCCCACAGCGAGGGGCTGGCCACCGGCCGCATCGAGGGCAAAGAAAAGGGCTACCAGGCGGCAACCGACAAGGTCATGCTCTACTGCCAGAACCTCATCCTCCAGGGCGCGAGCTGATGTCATTTGCCAAACTCTACCGAGCCGGCTGGCAGCTCGCCGACGAACTGGAGCGCAACCGCCGCGCCGCCCGCCCGGAAACCTACCGCGGTGCGTTTGCCGACCTGTGTATGCGGCTCGATAACTCCCCCACCAAGTCGGTGCCGTTCAACCCGCGCTACTGGGCAAAGGAATGGTGCTGGCACGATCAGGAAATTACACGGTTTTTCAGGAGGTTGGACGCTGCCGGGGTAATCAAAATAAAAGCGGCCGGCAACGTGCGCACTATAGTTGCGTCAAAAAACAATGTTAGCAGAGTTGTGAGCAAAACCGGCAACAAATGTGAGCAGCAAAGCCGCCCCACACAAGGGGAAAACAACAAGGTTGTGAGCTTGCGCCCCGACGAATGTGAGCAGAATGTTAGCATAGTTCCAACTACAGGCTTAAATCTGTCAGCTAACGCTGACTCGTCATCGGCTGCGCCGAATGACACCTGCCCTCACCAGGAGATTGTGAGGCTCTACCACGAGGTGCTGCCGGAGCTGCCCAAGGTGGTCAAGTGGACCCCGGCCAGGCAAAAGCTTCTCCGTGCCCGCTGGCGCGAGGACCAGAAACGCCAATCCATCGATGCCTGGCGCAAGTTTTTCGAGTTCGTCAAAAAGTCAGATTTTCTCATGGGCCGCGCCGGCAGTTTTCAGGCCAATCTAGAATGGCTCCTGCGGCCGTCAAACTTCGTCAAAATCCTTGAGCGGCAATACCACCGGCAGCAGGACCAGCAGCCACCACCAACCGCCGGGGCATCTGCCGCCGAGGAGACCCGGAAAAAATATCTGTCGGGTGGAGGGGTATGAGCCAGCACCGCATCCCTCCCCAGAACATCGATGCCGAACGCGCCGTGCTGGCCGCGATGCTGCTTTCTCCTGCGGCCATGGATGAGGTTGCCGACCGGCTGCGGCCGGAGGATTTCTATTCACATGAGCATGCGGCAATTTATGCCGCCGCCCTGGACCTCTACCGCTCCGACAAGCAGGTTGACCTGGTCACTGTCACCGATCGGCTGTCGATATCAGACAAGCTCGATGTTGCCGGCGGCCCGGCTTACCTGGCGGAACTCACCGACCAGATCCCGTCCATGGCGGCACTCCCCCACCACGCCGAGCTGGTGCGCGACAAGGCGCGGTTGCGGGCGGCAATCGTCTCCCTCACCGAGGCCCACGAGCGCTGCTATGCCGCCTCGGACCCTGCCGACATCATCGACGAAATCGAAACCACCCTGCTCGCCATCGGCAGTTCCGCCACCCCCGACACCATGGCCCCTGCCTCCGTGCTGGCAAAGCGCTCGGTCGATGCCCTGGAACAGCGCTCCCGCCATGCCGGGGCACTGCTGGGACTCTCCACCGGCTTCCGCGAGCTGGACCAGATGACGTCAGGCCTCCAGCCAGCCGACCTGATCATCATCGCCGCCCGCCCCAGCATGGGCAAAACCTCACTGGCCATGAACATCGCCCGCCACGCCGCCGTCACCGTCAACACCCCTACGGCGGTCTTCTCCATGGAGATGAGCAAGGAGCAGCTGGTGGACCGGATGATCTGCGACCTGGGCGAACTCAACACCTTTGCCTACCGCAACGGCCAACTGCTGGATCAACACTGGCCCCGGGTGCTGCCTGCCGCCGGAAAACTGGCACAGGCCCCGCTCTTTATCGACGACCAGGCAGGCCTCACCGCCATGGCCATCCGCGCCAGGGCAAGGCGCATCAAGGCCAAACACGGCCTGGGGCTCATCGTGGTCGACTACCTGCAGTTGATGGACGGCCGGGGCGAGCGGCGCGAGGCGGAAATCAGCGCCATAACCCGGGCGCTCAAGGCGCTGGCAAAGGAACTGCGGCTGCCGGTGGTGGTGCTCGCCCAGCTCAACCGGGAGCTTGAGCGCCGGCCGGACAAGCGGCCCAAACTCTCCGACCTGCGCGAGTCCGGCGCCATCGAGCAAGACGCCGATGTCATCCTCTTCATCTACCGCGACGAGGTTTATAACCGCGCCAAAGATAACCCGCGCATCGGTATCGCCGAGATCATCATCGGCAAACAGCGCACCGGCCCCACCGGCACCATCGAACTGGCGTGGATGGAGCACTTGAGCAGTTTTCGGGACATGAGGGGGTAAGTGATGACCGCACGGATGGAAAATACGGCATGGCGCGAGCTGGTTGCCTCCGGAATCGGGATAAATGAAATGGCCAGGCTTACGGCGGTGAATGATTTTTTCAACCGCTTCTATTACGTGCCTGACGACCGGCATCACGGTCGCGATTACTGGGCAACCCCGGCTGAGTTTATGGAGTCCGGCGGCGGCGACTGCGAGGACTTTGCCATCGCTAAATACTTTGCGCTTCTGGATATGGGCGCGGATGCCAGCCATCTCTTTCTTACCTATTGCCGGCTGCCGGCAACAGGCCAGGCACACATGGTCCTGGTGTACTGGTCCAAAGGGGATCAACCCCTGGTGCTCGACAACTTTATGCCGCAGGTTTTGTCAGCCTCGTATCGGCCGGATATTCTGCCGGTGTATTGCTTCAACAAAACACAAGGCTTTCTGCTGACCCCGCAATGGGGAATAGCGCATCCGCTGGATGTGCAGCAGTTGAGCAAGTGGCAAATGGTTTTGGGGAAGGTGTAACAAACATTATATGGAGATTGCGCCATGAAAATTGATGTGTTTTGGATTTGGTTTGCTTGTTTCTGGCTGGCGGTTGGTATGCAGAACTTTTTAACAGTGAAGAAAAGTAGTTTTGATATTGCATACCATTTCAAAACCCAGGAGTCTGGACGTGTTGCCTTTGGGCAAATGAGCGTTACTGCTGAAAACACAGACTCTCTTTCTTTTGCAGAGGCCGGTGGTTTTATAAAAAAAGACTTGGAAAAGTCTCTTGATGAAGACGTTTCAGTTGTCGTTTTCAACGTCAACAAGAGAGAAAGCGCACGATATTGGCAACCATTTTGGAGAAAATTCGCTTCCATATAACTTCTTTATTGATCAGCAGGTAGACAATGCCTACTAAACAAATCTGCCCAAACGCCTCGATTGCTGGAGTTCATTGCCCACGGCGTTGCGTGTTGCGCAGCGGCATGCGGCAGTGCCCTGCCGGATATGCGGATATGGTGTATTTGCTCGGCATGATTTTGTGGGTATTTGCGGCGCCGGCACGGAGAAGGCGCGGGGAGCGGTTGCCATGAGGGGTTGCCGGCCACTTACCAGGGATGAGGTTGCAGCGGCTGTCGAAGCCATTCGCGGCCCGGCCGCCTCCAGGACCAAGGCGTTGCTGCTGGTCGGGATCAATACCGGGTTCCGGATCTCCGAGTTGTTGGCGTTGACCGTTGGCGACGTGGTCACCAGTGCCGGAGAGATCACCCGGCGGGTGACAGTGGCCCGCCGCTGTATGAAGGGGCGGCACTCGTCCCGCACCGTGCTGATCAATTCGGCGGCCCGGGCGGCGCTGCTGCAATGGCTCTCGGTGCTTGCTGTTCGTGGCTACATCCACGCCACCGATACCTTGTGGCCGTCGTTCCGCACCGGCCGCGTCATCGGCAGGGTCCAGGCGTGGCGGTTGCTGGTGCGGGCTTTTGTGGCGGCCGGGCTTGACGGCCAGCTCGGAACCCATTGCCTGCGCAAGACCTTTGCCGCCAACGTCTACGACGAGTTGCTCGAAAGGGTGGCGATGGGCGAGCCGGTGGACGCCTTCCGGGCGGTGTCGAAGCTGCTTGGCCATGCCGAAATCACTTCAACCGACAAGTATCTCTCGTTCCGCCTCGCCGAGCACGACGGCGTGGTCGAGCGGGCCGGGGTGGCGATATGAGCGAGCGGGGCGAGCGGGTGTACCTAAAGGCGGCAGAGTTGGCCGAACGGTTCGGAGTGAGCGTCAAGACCATCCACCGCTGGCGGAGGCACCAGCCCAGGCCGCTGCACTCCATCCGCCCCGGCAGGGATTACCTGTTCCACCGCGAGGTGGTGGCCAGGTGGGAGGAAGGGTTGCGGCTGGTGCCGCAGGATGTTGGTGTTTGAACGGCTTTAATCACTGGAGCCGCCGCCCGAGACGACCGCAGGCCACCGGACGATCTCGGCTTCCAGTGAATTATTTTGTTGGCCTTTTTGGTGAACTAAATGCGAACGATTGCCCATATTTTGTGGTGGATAGAGAAAGCCCTGCAACGGATCGCCAATGCTATAGGGCGTGTTGCTACTAAACTGGCATGGTGTGACTCGCTTGGAGCACCGCTGAAGACCTACAAATGGGACCAATGCCCAGATGGCTATGATGGCCCTTGCGCTTGTGCAAGCTGCCGAGATTATGCCAGCGATGATTCTTATTGATGACCAACGCTAAAAATCACGGGCGGCTTTAGCCGTCCGCGTGGATTGCAGGGTTAGCCGTTTTTGGCAATTTCAACGGGCTGCGAAGGGGGGGAAACACATGGGAAATTTTGTTGCCTCTTACGGAGGAGGAACAAACAGCACCGCTATGATTATTGAGTGGGTTGGCCGTGGGCGGCGCCTTGATGCCGTTGTTTTTGCCGACACAGGGGCAGAGAAACCGGAGACGTATTCCTTTGTGGCCCTGTTTTCTGCATGGCTCGTTGATCACGGATACCCACCAGTGGTGATTGTTCGAAATGACGGGATGCACGGCAGTCTTGAGCGCGAGTGCTTAACGAATGGTCGATTGCCGTCTGTCACGTTTGGATTTTCTTCCTGCTCCGACAAGTACAAATTGAGGCCGTTTCGCAAGTGGTTAAAGGCCTCTGGGCTGCAAAACGTGACGGTGCTACTCGGGTTTGACGCTGGAGAGCCTGGACGGAAATCGAGGGCGTTAAAATATGCCAGTGGGTACGACAAGATTTTCCCGCTGATAGAGTGGCAATGGGGCCGGGCGCGGTGCATTGAGGCCATAGACCGATCTGGCCTGCCACGGCCAGGGAAGAGCGCCTGCTTTTTTTGCCCGAACACGAAACCGCACGAAATTTTAGCATTGCAGGACAACCATCCGGATCTGATTGAGCGGGCTATTGCTCTGGAGAGCAACGCCGAACTCAGGAGCATAAAGGGCCTGGGGCGGGCGTGGTCATGGAAGGATTTTGTTTGTGCCGATGACGCTCAACAAAGGATGTTTGGCAGCGTTTGCATGGGGCAACCATGTGGATGCTACGACGGCTAACAAACAATCTACCGCAAATCTGCAGTATAGCGCGGCAGCAGATAAGCCTTAACCTGGAGGAGAACGCCATGGAAAACAACGCCTTGCACGACAAATCAGTTGTTCGCGTTGCCGGTAAAGGTCGCAGGGACGACCATCCGCGCATCAAGGCGTTGCGGGCTGCTTGTCGGCTGCAGCATTTTTCTCCTCGCACCGAGGTTTGCTACGCATCATGGGTGTGGCAGTACATGCTTTTTTACTGGTCGCGCCAGGATCTTTCCGGCCAGCCGGCGGCCGAGGTGATTACCGCGTTTCTCACCGAGCTGGCCGAGCGGCGCCAGGTGGCGGCCTCCACCCAGAACCAGGCGCTCAACGCGGTGGTGTTTCTTTACAAGCATGTGATCCAGGTGGATGTGGGCGATTTCTCCCGGTTCGTGCGGGCCAAGCGGCCGCGCAACCTGCCGGTGGTCTTTTCTCGGGATGAGGCGCTGCGGGTTATCTCGCTCCTGCCTGAGCCTTACGCGCTCATGGGGGCCCTACTCTACGGCTCCGGCCTGCGGCTCATGGAGTGCTGCCGGTTGCGGGTCAAGGATCTGGACTTTGACCGCTCCGCCATCCTGGTCAAGTTCGGCAAGGGCGCCAAAGACCGAATGGTGCCGATGCCATCAGTCACCGTCGACCGGTTGCGCTCCCAGGTGGCCCGAGCCTCTGCCCTGCTTGCCGACGATCTGGCCCACGGCTTCGAGGGCGCAACCATGGAGCCGGCCCTGGCCCGCAAGTATCGCCGGGCCGGCAAGGAGGCTGGCTGGCAGTATGTGTTCCCGGCCTCGCGGTTGTGCGTGGACCGGGAGACTGGTTGCTTTTACCGCCACCACCTGCACGATTCCGCCCTGCAGCGCGAGGTCAAGCGGGCGGTGCGGCGCGCCGGGGTCAACAAGGCGGCCTCTTGCCACTCGTTCCGCCATTCGTTTGCCACCCACCTGCTCGAAAGCGGGGTGGACATTCGCACCGTGCAGGATCTCCTGGGGCACAAGGACATTTCAACAACCCAGGTCTACCTCCACGTCATGCGCCGCGGCGCCGGGGTGGTGAGCCCCATGGACATGGGAGGCGTCGCATGAGTCCGTCAGCTCCCAAGCGCCCATGCCGATGGCCAGGCTGCCCAGAGGTGATCGAGGGTGGCGGCTGGTGCGACGAGCACAAAAAGCGCCACCGCCAGGCGGACGACCAGCGCCGCGGCTCTGCCGCATCCCGGGGCTACGGGGCGCGGTGGCGCAAGTATTCTGTCCACTTCCTGCGGCTCAACCCGACCTGCAACGAGTGCGAGCGGCAGGGGCTGGTGGTGGCCGCCGAGGTCACTGACCATATCACTCCACACAAGGGAGATCAGGATCTGTTCTGGGACCACCGCAACCATCAGGCACTGTGCAAGAGGTGTCACGACATCAAAACCGCAACCGAAGACGGAGGGTTTGGGAGATGAACGTAGCTACATTTCCGATCAGTAATTTGAGCAAAAAACACACATTGACGGTCTCCATTACCGTCACCAGGCGCTTCAGGCTGCGCATGTGGTTGGCAACAAAATTGATGTGCCTGGCTGCTGTTGTCCTCGGATGCAACATCGACATCGTTAAAAAGGCTGCATGATGGCCGGCAGAAAACCGACACCAACCCAGCAAAAGAAGCTCCGGGGCAACCCTGGTAAGCGGCCGCTCAACACCAACGAGCCGGAGATGCAGGCCATTGTCAAGATCCCCAAACCCCCAACTTACCTGTCTCCGGCGGCCAAAAAAGAATGGAAGCAGCAGGCTAAACTCCTGATGGAAGCGCGGGTGCTTACCGCCGCCGACGTGTCGTCCTTTGAGCTGTATTGCGTCAGCTACGGGAAAGTTGTCGATACCGAAAAGATGATCCGCAAACACGGGATGTTCGTGCGTGATCCAAGGGGAGGCATCATGGCCAACCCTGCGATTGACCTCCAGCTAAAATTGTTATCCCACTGCCGTCAGTTCATGACCGAGTTTGGCCTTACCCCCTCCAGCCGCAGCCGGATCCATGTGGCACCGGCCGAGAAGAAAGATGAGTTCGGGGATTTCCTCAATGGCAAGTAAACACGTTTGCCCGCTTCACCCGAGCAAGAAGCCAGGTGCCCACTGCAAGGACTACGTGGCCGCCGGCCTTAAGCAGTGCCGTGGTTGTCAAGGCTCGATAAAGGCAGGCAAATGACAACCAAACGCCACGCCCGTCCGGTGGCAATGCAGTACGCATGGGACGTGCGGCGCGGCGAGATTCCGGCCTGCCGGTATGTGAAGCTTGCAGTGGAGCGGCATTTCCGCGACCTCGAAAACGGCCATGAGCGTGGACTTTGGTTTGACCAAAAGGCAGCAGAGCACGCCCTCCGCTTCTATAATTTTCTGCGGCACAGTAAAGGGGAATGGGCCGGGCAGATACTGGCCCTAGAACCGTGGCAGCAGTTCATCGTTTGGGTGTTGTTCGGCTGGAAGAACACTGACGGCACCAGGCGGTTCCGTGATGGGTATATCGAGATCGCCAGGAAGAACGGCAAAACCACCATGGCCGCCGGGATTGCCCTCTATCTCTTGGTGGCCGACGGCGAGCCAGGTGCCGAGGTGTATGCATCCGCAACCAAGCGTGAGCAGGCGAAACAGTGCTGGGAAGAGGCAAAGCGGATGGTGCAGGCCTCAGATGCTCTTTCCGCCCGCATAAAGGATTTTAGCAGCAACCTGCATATCGTTGGCACAGCATCCAAGTTCGAGCCGCTGGGGCGGGACTCCAAGTCGACCGATGGCCTTAACATCCACGGCCTGATAAAGGATGAGTTCCATGAGTGGAAGGACCGCGACCTGTCGGCCAAACTCGACACAGCCCAGGGCGCCAGGCGGCAGCCGTTGACCGTCGCCATCTCCACCGCCGGGTCGGAGCGCACGTCGATGTGCTACGAGCTGCGGGAGCTGGTGATCAAGATCATGGAGGGGCTGGCCGACGAGGACACCGTCTTTGGGATCATTTACACCCTTGATCCAAAGGACGAAAGCCAGTCTGACGCCGCCGCCATCTATGAGTGGGAGAACGAGGAGGAGTGGATTAAGGCAAACCCTAACCTCGGGGTGTCGGTAAAGCCTGAGTTCCTGCGGCGGCAGGTGTCAACCGCCAAGGCGATGCCGTCACAGGTAAATGCCCTGCTCCGCTACCACATGAACTTGTGGACCCAGGCGGAAAAGCGGTGGCTGAGTCCTGACGCTTGGGCGGCCTGCGGAAAATACCAGTTCAGCGAAGATGATTTGCTCGGCCGTGTCTGCTATGCGGGGCTCGACTTGTCCTCCACCACCGATCTGTCAGCGTTTGCGTTGGTGTTCCCGCCCTTTGGGGATTATCCGACAGAGGCCGATCCGGCAATCGTGCTGGTCAGGCTTTTTTGCCCTGAAGACGATATCCGCTTGCGCAGCAAGAGGGACCGGGTTCCTTACGAGACATGGGTGCGCCAGGGGCTGTTGTTCCCGACCCCAGGCGCGGCAATTGACTACCGTTACATCCGTCTCAAGATTCTTGAGGATAAAAAGAAGTTTAAGATTCAAGAGATCGCCTACGACCGGCACAACGCCGACTGGATCCGGCAAAAACTCAGCGACGACGAGGACCAGTTCGACATGATCGAGTTCGGCCAGGGCTGGAAGTCGATGAACTCGCCAACCAAGGAGCTGGAGCGGCTGGTATTAACAAGAAGCATTGCCCATGGAGGAAACAAGGCGCTCGGGTGGATGGCGGCAAATGTAGTGATCAGGACTGACCCGGCCGGAAACATCAAAACCGACAAGGAAAAAAGCATAGAAAAGATAGACGGCATCGTCGCCATGATTATGGGGATAGGCCGGGCGATAGTCAAAGAGCAGGCGTTCCAGAGCAAATATGAGAAAGAGGGGGTAGTGGCGCTATGACAGAACAACAGGAAACGTGGGTCGAGGTTTCGCGGGTGTGTCGTCGGCTTGGTCTCTCTGATTCTTCTGTGCGCCGGCTGATGGCCAACAACGACCTGCGCTGGCGAAAGATCGGCCCGCGCAAGGGCTATCAAGTGGCGCTCTCTTCGGTGATTTGTTACGAGGAGGCCAGGCAGGAAGCGGCCAGACTGGTGGTCTGACCTTTTTATTTCCCCAATTCCCCCAACCTCCCCAATTTTACCACCACATATTGCGTACCGCGCACCAATGAGCCACTATCCGTTGTATAAACACGGCTCAGGGGTGCGCCAGTGTCAAACCGTTCCACCGTTTCACGTCTTGTTTCATCTCTTTTGCCCGACCTGATGGCCGGCGCCGGGATTACCATGCTCGGCGTCGGCCTCTGGTGGCTTGCCCCCTGGCTGTCGCTTACGGTTACAGGTGCCCTGCTGCTCGTTGGCTCGGCCCTCCTCTCCCGTACCAAGAGCGCTGCCGGGGGTGAGCAATGAGCATCGCCGCCAGACTCTTTGCGCCCCGCGCCCAGTCCATCACCTCCTCCCGCGAACTTGAACGCCTGCTGATCTCCCATTTCGGCGTGGCCGCCGCTTCCGGCGCCTCAGTAAACACCGATAGCGCCATGCGTGTGGCCGCCGTCTACACTTGCCTCCTCATCCTCGCTCAGTCCGTTGGCCAACTCCCCTGCCAACTGATGGTAGCCGACGGCAGCAACCGCAACAAGGCCACCGACCACCGGCTCTATGCCCTCCTGCACGACCAGCCAAACGAGTGGATGACCGCCTACGAGTTTTGGTCGATGAACATGCTGCACTTGGCCAGCCGTGGCAACGGCTACAACTACAAGGTGATGGTGCGCGACGAGGTGCGGGAGCTGATCCCGTTTCATCCCGACTCGGTGCTCAAGGTCGAGCAGGACGAGCAGTACCGCCTCTATTACACCGTCCGCAAGAAGGACGGCACAGAAGTTGTCATCCCCCAAAAATACATCATGCACCTGCGCGGCCTGGTGTCCAACGGCTACATGGGAATGAACCCCATCGAGGCCATGCGGGAGAGCATCGGCACCGCCATCACCATGGACCGGATGGCCGGCAAAACCTACGCCAACTCAGCCCGTCCCAGCGGCGTTCTGGAGCATCCGCAAAAGCTCTCCGATCCAGCGGCAAAGCGACTGCGCGATTCGTTCGATGAGAACTATGCCAGCGCCGAGAACGCCGGCAAGACTCTGGTCCTGGAGGAGGGGATGAAGTGGACAAGTGTTTCCATGTCCATGGCCGATGCCCAGTTCCTGGAAAACCGCAAGTTCAGCCGCAGCGAGATCGGCGGCATCTTCCGCATCCCCGCCCACCTGATGAACGACCTTGAGAAAGCGACCTTCTCCAACGTCGAGCACCTGGACATCGGCTTTGTCAAGCACACCCTCAACCCTTGGTTGGTCAACATCGAGCAGGCGGTAAAGCGCGACCTGCTGACGCCTGACGAAAAAAAAACGCACTACCTCAAGTTCAACGTCAACGGCCTGCTGCGCGGCGACTTCAAGAGCCGCATGGAAGGGTACGCCCGCGGCATCAACTTCGGGATCTTCCTTCGCAACGAGTGCCGCGAGTGGGAAGACCTGAACCCGTACGATGGCGGCGACGAGCCCATCTACCAGAGCAACATGGAACCGGAAGGGGGACGTAATGCTGATCGCCAATAACCGCCGCACCGACCGAACCGCCGCCCAGGTGGCGGAGTTTTGGGGCAAGAGCCTTAACGACCGCGAGTGGTTCGACATCAAGGCATCAGGAAAGGACTCGGCTGAGCTTCTGATCTACGACGTGATCGGCTGGCCGTTTGTCGAGGCGTCGGAGCTGGTGCGGGCGCTGCAGGGTTTGCAGGGCGCCGACCTCACGGTGCGGATCAACTCGCCCGGTGGCGATGTGTTCGACGGCCTGGCCATTGCCAACGCCTTTGGGCGGCACGACGGCCATGTGGTGACGGTGGTGGACGGCCTGGCCGCATCCATCGCTTCCATCATCCACCAGGCAGGGGCGGAGCGGATCATCGCCGCCAACGGCCATATTATGATCCACAACGCCTGGACCATCGCCTGGGGCGACCACCGCGAGATGGCCAAGGCCTCCGACATGCTGGCCCGGGTGTCTGGCCAGCTCGCCAAGACCTACGCTGACCGCACCGGCCTGGCCCTGGCCAAGCTCGCCAAGATGATGGACGAGGAAACCTGGTTCATCGGCGGCGACGAGGCTGTGGCCGAAGGGTTTGCCGATTCGGTCGGCCCCGCCGCCTCGGCCCGGGCCAAGTTTGATACCTCGATTTTTGCCAACGCCCCGGCCTCGCTGGTTTCTCTGCTCGACACCGCCGGCGGCGATCCGACCAAACGCAAAGCAGAACACGCCCTGCGCCAGGCAGGGCTCAAGCAGCATGAGGCAAAGGCGGTCCTTGCGGGAGGCTGGGCCGCCATCGATCAACGGGACGTTGACGCCGCCGAGGTGCTGGCATCCGTGCGCAAGCTTACCAATCAACTCAGATCGTAAGGAGTAACCCCATGTCCACCACCGCAGAACTGAAGGAAACCATTCTGGACCTCGGCAAGGCGTTCGAGCAGTTCAAGGCCGAAAACGATCAGCGTCTTGCCGACATGGAGAAGAAAGGCCATGTCGACCCGCTGCTGGCCGAGAAGGTCGACCGCATCAACAAGGACATAACCGCCATTGCCAAACTGAAGGACCAGCTCGAAGTCCTCGAAACCAAGATCGCCCGTGGCGACTTCGGCGGCGGCGGCACCACTGAGCTGGACCGCGCCAAGGCAGAGCATAAGATGGCGTTTGACACCTGGTTCCGCAAGGGAACAGACAACGGCCTGCGCGATCTCGAAGTAAAGGCGGCGCTCACCACCCAGTCTGATCCTGACAGTGGCTATCTGGTGGTGGAGGAGTATGAGCAGGCCATTGACCGGGTGGCTGCCGCAGTTACCGCAATGCGGAGGCTTGCGAGGGTGCAGCAGATTTCAGGCTCTTCCTACAAGAAGCTCGTCAACCAGGGCGGGGCCTCTTCCGGATGGGTCGGGGAGACCGAGAGCCGATCCGAGACGAACACCCCGACCTTGAAGGAAATCGTCATCAACGCCATGGAGGCTTATGTCAACATGGCCGCCTCACAGTCCACCCTTGATGATTCGCGCATCAACCTCGCTCAATGGATCGAGGATGAAGGCGCCATTGAAATCGATGAGGAAGAGGCCGCCGCCTTCATCTCCGGGAACGGCGTTAAGCGGCCCCGCGGTATCCTCGCTTATCCGCTTGTGGCAAACGCCTCCTATTCCTGGGGCAACATCGGTTATGTGGTGTCCGGCGCTGCCGCTGCCATTACCGAGCCCAACGCCATCATCAGCCTGCAGCATGCGTTGAAGTCTCGCTACCGCAACGACTCTGCTTTCCTGATGGCTGACTCTACCCTGGAGACCGTCCGCAAGCTCAAGGACGGCAACGGCGCCTACATTTGGCGGCCCGGCTTGGAGCAAGGCGCCCCCGAGCTCCTTCTTGGCAAACCCGTTGAAACCGACGACAACATGCCGGCCATCGCCGCCAACGCCCTTGCCATTGCTTACGGCAACTTCAAGCGCGGCTACATGATCGTTGACCGGATCGGCCTGCGTGTTCTGCGCGACCCCTATACCAACAAGCCCTATGTCATGTTCTACATGACCAAGCGGGTTGGCGGCGGCGTGGTCAACTTCGAGGCAATCAAGCTGCTGAAGGTTGCCGCGTAACCGGCAGGTTTTACCGGGCCGGCTGTGGTGGCCGGCTCGTCTTTGACGACTGAACCATCTATCTGAGGAGCACAAACCATGCGCGATTTGCATAGCCGTATCGATGTAGTACCGGTAGTCCCCCCGGTCCTGGTGTTGGATGCCACTGTCCCTGCCGCTGCTGCTATCGACCTGCAGGGGTTCAACTCATGCGAGCTTGAGATTTCCGTTGGACTCAAGTCTGTCGACACCGGCACCATCACCATCCAGCTCGATCATGCCGACGACGACGGCACCGGTGTTGCCGGGGCCTACTCGAATGTCGCCGCCGCCGACATGCTCGGGGTAACTCCTGCCTCCGGAATCATCCACACCATCGACTGTGACGCCGACGCCAGCACCTCCAACGTTTTCCGGTACGGATACGTCGGCGGCAAGCGGTTCATCAAGGTTACCACTGCCGAGGTTGGGGCGAACGCCAACGGCGTCATCGTCGGCGTCAACGCGATCAAGGGCAACCCTGATAACGGCCCGACCTCGTAAGCGGCTTAACACCCGGGACCGGGTAGCACCGGTCCCGCATCAGTAAAGGACGCGCACCATGCCCAGAATCAAACTTGCCGAGGAACTCAGGTATGCCCACTGCGGCCACACCGTGCGGGCCTATGGCTCCGGAGAGTATGAGGTCGCCCCCGGTCTTGACCGGCCCGGGTGCATCCCTCCCGATGCCGCCGACTATGCCCTTGGACATGGGCTGGCCGAGACGGTGAAGGCCGCCCCGGACCCTGGCCCCACTGGCCAGACCCTCGCCGACCTGATCGCCATGGCCATCACCTGCCTTGTCCCTGGCACCACCGACTTTACCGGCAACGGCAAGCCGCAGGTCCAGGCCATCAGCGAGATCCTCGGCGAGGACATCACCGCCACCCAGCGCGATGCGGTGTGGCAAGAGATCAATGAATAACCTGGCCTCCGGCCAGACAACCACGGGAGTAACGTTGATGAACAAACATTCCTGGCGCCTGGCGCCGCTTATCATGCTGGCCACTGTCCTGCTCGTGCAGTGCTCTCCGGCCTTTGCAGCCGACGGCTATTCCACCTCCATCTATAAGGAGGGCGGCGGCAACAAGATGGTTGTCGGCTCGGGCGGCGAGATCGAGGTGCAGTCCGGCGCCACCCTGGACATGCAGTCCGGCGCCAGCCTCAATATCCACGGCCTTTCCATTTCCGCCGCCGAGGCCGGCTACCTTGACGGGGCAAGCACCGCCAACAGCACCGCATCGGTGGTAGCCGTCCTCGATGCAAACAAGAACCTCAAGGTGGCCAGCGGCAACGGCTCCGGGGTCGGGGGGACCGTTGCCGTTGCCGAGTATGGGGTGGGCGACGTCATCCACAAGACCGTTATCACCTGCACAGCCACCACCGTCACCATCTCGGACGATGCCGGGGTGGCGCAATACGGCGGGGTGAAATTGTACGACTTCCCGGAAGGCTCGGCGCTGATCCATGGCGCTGTCATCAACGGGGCGCTCACTGCCGGGGTAACCGGTACGATAATCGACGGATGGAGCGGCGGGGTGGCGCTCGGCTCGGCAACGGCCACCACCGGCGCGACCCTTACCGGCACCGAGGCTGATCTTGTGCCGGAGGTGAACATCCCGGCGGCAACGCTCAAAGTCGGGACGGCCAAGGCATACCCTACCCCGACCGCGCTCACCGAGAGCGGAGCACGATGGGTTGACGGCACGTCTACCCCCATTGACCTCTACCTGAACTTCGTCATCGACGACGACGCAACCCATACCGCCGGCACGGCGACATTCACCGGCACCATCACGGTGCTGTGGTCGAACCTGGGGGACGTGTAGGCCAATGAGCGCCCGCCAAATCATAACAGCGCCGGCAGTCGAGCCATTGACCATTGCCGAGGTCAAGGGCAACTGCCGGATCAACCTGGGCGACAACTCGGACGAGTCCGTCATCCTGGAGACTGCGGCGGTGGCCAGGGTGAGCGCCTCCACCTTCACGGTGGTTGGCGACCGGCGGAAAATCTACTCGCCCGGGCGGTATCTGGCGCTTGACCAGACCACCGACGCCACCGGCTATGTGGCGGCGGCGCCCACCTTTGACAGCGTTGCCAACAAGACCACGGTGCGCTTCAGCGGCACGGTGGACAGCGGCCTTGCCTCGGTGAGCTACGGCGACGGCCACCTGGCTAAACTCATCGCCATGGCCAGGGACATTGCCGAGCAGCACCAGCGGCGCAGCCTCATCACCCAGACCCTTGACCTTTTTTTTGACGGGTTCCCGGAGGGTGATGCCCTGCCGCTCCATGCCTCGCCCATCCAGTCGGTTGCCTCGCTCAAGTACACCGACTCGGACGGGGTGGAGCACACCGTGGACACTGCCGACTACTCGGTAGACCTGGTGAGCATCCGGCCGCAGTTGGTGCTCGGCTACGGCAAGAGCTGGCCCAGTGCCACCCTGCGGCCCATGCTGCCGGTGGTGGCCCGGGTGGTGGCAGGCTACGGCGACTCCGGCGATGCGGTGCCAGCCTCGACCTGGTCAGGCATGATGCTGCTCGTCAGCAGCATGTACGAATACCGGGAGGATATCGTTACCGGCACCATCGTCAGCAAGATGCCGCGCTCGGCCGAGTACCAGCTCGACCGCGAGGCGATCGTGGAGTTGCCATGAGGGCGGGGAGGCTGCGCCATCGGGTGATCATCCAGGCCGCCGGCGGCACTGCCAACGGCTACAACGAGGTGGTGGCAACCTGGTCGAACGTGGCCACGGTGTGGGCGGATGTGCGGCCAGCCAGTGGCAAAGAACAGTGGCGTGGCCTGGAGCCGGAGGCGGTGGTATCCCACGAGGTCGCCATGCGCTACCGGGCCGGGGTGGGCCCGGCCAACCGGCTGCTGTTTGGCTCCAGGGTGCTGAACATCAAGGCGGTGCTCAACCTGGACGAACGCAACCGGGAACTGCTGCTGCTCTGCGAGGAGAAACCGTCATGAAGATGAGCATGAAGCCGTCAGCAGCCACAGCAGATCTTCTAAAAAAACTCGGAGACCTGCTTTCCGTCGGCGAGCTGAACTACGCAGCCGGAATTGGCGCTGACATCGTAGCAGAAGAAGCACGCCGTCTAGCCCCTGGCGGCCCAACAGGTAACCTCAGGCGCGGCATTGTTTCACGAATTGACAACGTAAAGGTCTTGTTTGGTTCAGGAGGTAAGGCCGGCCACGCTTATGTCGGAATTAACTATAATATTGCGCCACACGCCCACCTGGTGGAGTTCGGCACTGCCGGGGCCCGGACGCCGACAAAAAAGAAATACCTGAAGATGGTCATTGACGGCCAGGTCATCTTCCGCCGGGTGGCAGGGCCGATGCCGGCAAAACCGTTTTTGCGGCCTGCAATAGACGCCAAATCGCCAGAGGCCGCTGCCGCCGTTGCCGCCGATCTCGCTGCAAGGATCGCATTAAAGGTCGGGTCATGAGCATCGAGACCACCATTGACAGCCTGGCCAAGGGGTTGGTGGCGCGGCTCAAGGGCTTTGCCGGCCTCACCGCCCTGGTGGGCGCCAGGATCTACCTTGGCACGGTGCCCCAGGGCCAGCCCAGGCCGGCGGTGACCTTGCAGTTGGTGTCGGTGGTCCCCACCGGTGACATGCGCAGCCATGAGTGCGAGCGCAGCCGCTGGCAGGTGTCTGCCTGGGGCGACACCTACACCCAGGCCAGGACCACGGCAACCCAAGTGGTGGCGGCGCTCTCCGGATTCTCCGGCAGCCTTGGCGGAGTGGCCACTGTGCAGCAGATATTTTTTGACGACCAGCTTGAGATAGCCGAACGGCCGGACGACTCGGACGGAGCCGGCTTTCATCATATCCCGACCGACTTCATGGTCTGGTCGTAACCATCACAGAGGGGAACAGCCATGGGAGTTTCATACAAGCTCGGAGTGGACGCCGCAATCGTCCTCAAGTACGGCGGTGCAGATCAGGCGGTAATCAAGGGGCTCAACCGGATGGGGCTGCCGGGCCTGCTGCGCGAGGTGATCAAGCTCAACGAGTTCCGCGTTGACTTTGCCGTTGAGGTCACCGGCGAGGGTTCGCACGGGAGGTTCACCTTTGGCGGCAACCTGGTCACCGGCGACACCAAGGGTCAGGACCAGTTGAAGCAGTACCTCAAGGACAACACCAAGTTCACCGACTGCCGCTGGTATCTGGACCTGAACGACTTCATCGCCCCGGACCTGGCCAACGACCCGGACAACGCCGGATTCCAGGTGAGCAAGGTGGAGCCTGGAGAGGCGCAGAAAAACGGCACCTTCCCCCTCTCCGGCGAGATGGTTACCAACGGCCTCTACTGCTACTTTGTGGCCCACCAAACCGACGACGCCACGCCCACCATGGCCTTTGTCACCGGCACTCCGGCCACCATCACCGACTCCGGCAGCGGCTTTGTGACCTCTGGCTTCAAGGCCGGCCAGACGCTGATCGTCGAGGGCTCCACCTCCAACGACGGCCAGTACCTTATCGCCAACGTGGCGGCCGGCACCATCACCCTGGCCACCGGCGAAACCCTTGCCAGCGAGCCGGCCGTCGATGGCACCGCCCTGCACGGAGGGAAGCTGTAATGCCCAAGATCATCAAGCCCCGTGAAATGTGGTTTGAATGGCCCGAGGATCCGTTCGGCGGGCGGATCCTCGTCCGCCACCTCAAGGCTGGGGACACCGCCGGCATCCACTCCCAGTGCATGTCGGCGGTGAACAGCTACGACGCCGAACTGAACACCGTGGAGGTTACCCAGCGGCACGACCTGGCAAAGGAGCGGCAACTGACCTGCCAGGCAGCGGTGGTGGACTGGGAAAACTTCATGGGTGAGGACGGCAAGCCCATGAAGTGCGACAAGGCCGGCAAGCAGGCCTTTGCCATGGAGGATGGGTTCTTTTCTCAGCTCCAGGCGTTTCGCGGCCAGCTCTCCGACCTGGTGGATAAGGAGGAGGAGGAGGCAATAAAAAACTTGTCGGCTTTGCCGTCTGGCTCTCCGGCGTAGGGCGGCAAAGCTGCGATGAGTGCCGGGAGACGTATGAATCCCACTCCCGGCAACGGCCGTATGAAAAAGGGGCGGAGCCGGCGCCGGAGCCTCCCCCCTGCTCCACCTGCAAGCCTGCGGTGGTACACCGCCAGGATCACCACCTGGCCCTGGCGGTGTACCACCGCTGCAGCGACGACATGCAGTACGCCGAGGGGATGCCGGTGGGGATTGCCGGGACGGCGATATCAAACGCCATGACCGAGTGCGGAGTGGTGAAGGCGGACCGGCTCTCAATTTATGACCTGGTCAAACTGATCGGCCGCACCATCGCCGGAGAAGTGGCGGACGACCACAAGCGCAAAATGGAAGAGGCCAGAGATGCCGCAAGTCAACCATGAGATGAGATTCAACCTGCGGGTCGATGATAATGGGTCAGTTACGGTAAAACGGTTTGCTGATGACTCTGATACTGCCTTCAGGAGGGTTGAAAAATCTGTCAACCGCGTTTCATTGCAGGCGCTGCCCGAGCAAGATAGGGCATTGGAGGCAACCAAGAGGAAATGGTACGCACTACACTCCGAAGTGGTGAAGCTAGAGAAGGCCGGCCGGATCAGTAAGGATATCGCCGACCAGTGGCATGACGCGCTGGGGCGGCGCATGGCGGATGATCTGGACCGGCTCAAGTCACGCGGTTCTGAAACCTTCTCGGCCATCGCCAGCCACGCAAAAGCCGCCATTGCTGCGGCGACGTTCGCCGCCGTTACCATGGCCGGTAAGGAGATCTACCAGGCCACCATCAACATGGAGCGGATGCGCAACGCGCTCAAATCCGCCACCGGTTCGAGCCAGCAGGCTGCCGAAGAAATCTCATTCCTTCGGCAAGAGGCAAACCGCCTCGGCCTCGACCTGCAGGCGGCCGGCAAGGGGTTTGTGACCATCGCAGCCGCTGCCAAGGGCACAACGCTTGCCGGGGCCGGTGTCCGCGCCATCTTCTCTTCGGTGTCCGAGGCGTCGGCGGTGCTGGGGCTATCTGCCGACGACACCAACGCCTCCCTACTCGCCGTCTCCCAGATGATCAGCAAGGGCAAAGTGAGCGCCGAGGAGCTGCGCGGACAGTTGGGCGAGCGGCTGCCGGGCGCCTTCCAGGCGGCGGCCAGGTCCATGGGGATGACCACCTCGGAGCTCGACAAGATGCTCCAGAAAGGCCAGATCATGGCCGACGACTTCCTGCCCAAGTTCGCCGCCGAGCTGCACAAGACCTTCGGGCCTGACCTGGAGACAGCGGCCGGCCGCTCAGAGGCAGCCTTTAACCGCCTTACAAACTCAATCACCGACCTCAAGGTAACCATCGGAGACAGCGGCGTCGTAAGCGGCCTGGCCGCCATTGCCAATCTCATGGCAAAGTCGATTGGCGGGTTTAACTACCTCCTCGATAAAACAGGTGACCTGCACAAGGGCCGGGAGATGTTTGCTGGCGAGCAGCTCGACAGGTTCATGGATGCTGATCTGGCCGAGCGCCGCCGGATGATCGAGCAGGAGACCAAGCGGCTGGAAAAAGCAAAACTGAAGGCCGCCTGGGCAGCAAAAAATATTCCGTTAAACAACAGGATAATGAGCGAGTTTACCCCTGTTGCAAGTTCTCCATTCATGCCGGATGGGGCAATAGAATCTTTCGGTGTCTCGGAACTCACCGACGAGGCAAAGAAGGCAGCCGAGGCAAGCCAGAAGCTGGCCGAGCGGTGGGCTGAGATCGAGCGGAAGATGCGGCTTGAGACCGCCAAGTCCAGCCTGGACGAGTACGAGCAAAAGCTCCTGGCCATCACCGCCGAGGCGGAAAAGCTCCGGGCAGATGCCAAGAAGGAAGGCTACCATGGCAGCCTGTGGTGGGTGGACCAGTGGGAATCAAGCCAAAAGTCCACCGCCGCCGCCGACAGGCAGCGCAAGGCCATGGAGGAAGTGGCCAAGCTCGCCAAGAAGTACCGCGACGACGACGCCAAGGCCAGGGCCGACGAGCTGCGCGACATCGAGACTTCCCGGGCATCATGGGACGAGATCACCCTGGCCACCCTGCCCGAGCATGCTCAGGCCATCGAGGGGGTGCGGCGGCAATATAACGGGCTGCTTTCGAAGCTCGACGACCTGCAGGCCGCCGGCAAGATCACCATCGAGGGGGAAATGGCCCTCTGGGATGCCTTGTCTATCCGCGAGGCGGCAGCGCTGTCCGAGTTGACCAAGGCGAACGACGCCTATTACCAGGGGATGAATGAAAAGACCTCGGCGATGAGCCAGTTTCAGATCGAGGCCTACCGCAACATGGAAAATGCTGCCGAAAAGTTCGTCAAAGACGTCCGCACCGGCCACGGGGACATCCTTTCGTCGTTCACCGACATGCTCAAGGAGATGGCGGACAAGTGGATCGCCAACCAGTTGATGATGGGGATGTTCGGAAAGGAGTTCGGTTCCGGCGGCGATCTGGGCGGGCTCATCGGCCTGGGGCTGGGGCTTGTCAAGGGCGTTGCCGGCTCGGCGTTCTCGGCGGCCACCGGCGCCACCTACAGCGGTTATGGCTTAAACGCCAGCAACGATCTCTCCGACGTGGCAGGAGGGGCGAGCCTGACCGGTAAATTATTGCCGTCGTTCGACGTCGGCACCCCGTATGTTCCAAGGGACATGGTTGCCATGATCCACAAAGGGGAACGAATCATCCCGGCCGCCGAGAACAACCATGGGGCTGGCGCCACATTCAATTTCAGTATCAACGGCACTGACGCCAAACTCGCCGCCCGCCTTGAATCTCGGATCCGCGACGTTGTCCTCCAGGAACTGCGGGAGGCTTCGTGATGGCGGTAACCAGAATGAGCCTGGACGGTTACACCTTCGCCCGCAACCCGCCGGCCGCCGGGGTTGGTGACATCGCCACCAAGGGAAAAGCGGCGGCTGTGGTGCAGACCTACTCATCGGCCGACGTTTTTGAATGGCCGGCAACCATTGTCGGCAAGACGGTGACCCTGTCATGGCCATTCATCCCGGCCGGCCAGCACACCACACTGGCCGGCAAGTTCGAGGCCCCAGGCAGCAAGGTGTGGAACCCCCAGGACGGTACCGGGAAATCCTACAACGTCGCCATCATCGACTACCCGGGGACAAGCTGCAAGCAGTACAACGCCGAGTTTATGAAGGATGTCACCCTCACCCTCTTCATTCTCTCCCAGGTGTAGGCAATGGCGCTCACCCTCTCCGCAGAGCTGCAGGCAGCACAGGACGGCCAGGCACACCGCCCCATCTGCGAGCTGATGAGCCTCTCCATGACCGAGGCGCTGCCCCTGATCGGGCAGGCGCTCACCAGCACCACCACCGCTGCGGATCCCGATGTCTTTACGCACTCAAGTGGGCGGCTGCTTGCGGTCTACCAGAACCATGTGGCCCTGAAGGACACTCTCCACTACGTCTACACCGACGTGGCCCGCACCGAGTTCACCACGGTGACGGCGGTGACCATGGGCGCTGACGGCGACACCATCGAGGATATCGCCATCGTCGAGCTGGTGGGCGGCAACGTCGGCATCCTCTACACCTATATCTCCGGCACCACCAAGTACCTGGTTTACGAGATCATCACCGTAACAGGCACGGCGGTGTCCACGGCGGTCATCACCTCGTGGTCTACCGCAACCTACTGGTCGGACGGCCTGGACGTGATCCGCCTGGCCAACGACACCTACCTGGCCGTCTATTGCAAGTGGGACGGCTCCGCCTATCAGATTTACAAACTCACCAGCAGCAACTTCACCGCCTGGACTGGCCCCACCGCGCTTTCCATCGCCGGCCTGGACGCCGCCAAGAAACGGCGGGAGCCGTCGTTGACCCAGATCGATACCGGCGAGGTATGGCTGTGGTTCGGCTATGCCGAGGCAACCGGCGCCACCGGCGAGATCTTGAGCAACGTTTACCACTCAATTTCGGCCGACAACGGCGCCACCTGGGCCGCGGCCGTGAAGTTGACCGCCTATGACGGATATGGCGCCATCGCCCGCTATCCGGTGGCGGTCCAGAAGGCGGCCAATCAGCAGCACCTGATCTATACCGAGGTAAGCGGCTCTCTGAAACTGGAGAACGACCTCCTCTATGGCGGCTCCATCGACTACACCCACCCGGCCACGCAACTGCATTATGACCCGGTAAGCGGCTACCTGTATTGCATGGTCACCCGCTATGTCAACGATGCCCTGGCCGAGATCAACACCACGACCTGGGCTGTGGACAGAATCTGGAAGGCCGGCAGTGTGCCGGCCTGGAACAGCTTTTATAGTGTTTGGGAGCCGCTGGCCTGCACCAACGCCCTGGTCGGTTCCGGCCGCTACCGGCCCTTCTCTTCCCGGGGAGCGCTGGGGATGCTCAACGCCACCACCAACGTGTTCACCGACTACGCGTTTGACGACTATACCTGGTACGACGGCGACTATTACGGCCTGTCCAAAAACGTCACCGGTTACTCTGTCCCGGCCAGCTACAGCACCACGGTCAAGGCGGCCCTGGTGGACGAGACGAGCCGGCGGCTCTACGTGTTCCTGCGCCAGGGGTATTCGATCCTCTCCGAGACCTTCTACGAGTTCGGCTGGATAGATCTTGATTCGGCCGGCCCTAGCCACACCTGGAACAAGTCCTTCGAGGTTGGTTCGTTTTCGTTGTCCGGCGGGAGCGACTGGGGGTCGCCGATGTACGACGTCTGCATCGATCCGGATGCAGACCTGATGATGTGGAGCAGCGGCAGCGCCAACTGTGAGTTGGTTGTGTTCTCTATTGCCGCCGGCGCCAGGCTCCGGCGCTACACCAATTCCGGCTACCCGGATTTCCCCTACGGCGGGATCACCTCCATGGTCCACGTCGACGGTTATGTCTATTTTACTTTCGTCTACAACGCCAGCTACAACCCGGAGTCGCGGGGGCTGGGCAGGATCAGCCTGACCGACGACACCGTCACCTACTACCGGCCGACCTGGGCGACCCTGGACAGCTACGGCCTGGGGAAAATCACGGTGATCGATTCCGGCGCCAAGCTGATGATCGCCGGCTACTACGGGATCACCATCTTTGACGTGGTCACCGAGCAGTGGACGCTCTACGACAACGCCGCCATCCCGGGATTGACCGGAGACGGGGCAGACCAGTTTATCTGCGCGGTGATGGATGAGACCTCGCGGATGATCTACGCTGCCACCGCTGGCGAACAAACAACATGGACCGGGTTGGTGGGTTTTCTGGAGGCGGGGTTCATCCAGTGGCCAAAGTACCTGCTGGGCGAGTACACCACCTCCTGGGCCTGGGCCGCGGCGCTGCCGTTTGTTTCCGGCCACACCGACGGCGATGTGTCGGTGTGCCTGGACCCTGACGACAACTCTATTTTTGCCTTCTGGACTCACTACGGCAGCGACACCAGCGATATCTGGTGGGACAAGGAGTCCGCCGCCATGGACCTGGCGCCGCTGCTGATCACCGGCACCGACCTGGTGGCCGAGTGGAGTGTGGACGATTCACCCAACCGGCTGAGTTTTGAGCTGTCCCACGGGCACCTGTTTGACCAGCACAACAGCAACTCGCTGTGGCGGCCCTACCTGGCCAAGGGGCGGCGGCTGACCCTGCGCCAGGGCGAGACGGTGAGCGCGGTTGACTACTGGGCCAGCCAGGGTAAGTGGGTGGTGACCGAAACCGCCCTCAGCTACAAGCGGGGCGATTACCCGTCGGTGCGGGTGACGGCGCTGTGCGACCGGGAGTTTCTGGCCCGCCACCAGGTGGTGGCGTCGGAGTATCTCACCTATCAGCCCGACGCCGCCATCGAGCAAATCGTAACGGGCGAGATGGGCTGGGACGCCGGCATGCTGGACATTCCGGCGCTGGCCGGCGGCTTTGTGCTTAACACCCAGTTCGTCCACACCTCGGTTGGCGACATGGTGGACACCATCGCCAATCGGTTCGGGTACTTCGCCATCATGGGCATGGACGGCAAGCTGACCCTGCGGCCCATCACCGTTGATGGCGCCACGGCGCATGCCTACGGCGACACCACCAAGCTGATTGATTTTACCCCGGACGACACTTTCAGCGACTTCACCAACCAGGTCACCGTTACCGGCGAGGAGCAGGACTACACCCAGGGCATCCTGGCCGAGGAGCAGGTGGCGGAGCGTAACGGCACCATGGGGTGGTGGGGGTGCAAGAATACCATCCGCATCTACTACAGCGAAGACCAGCAGCGGCGGTGCATAGAGCCGCGCCTGGAGCAGGTCGAGATCCCGGCGCCCCTGTTCGGGCTGGCCGGCAGCGTGAGCGTTTCGCTTTCCGCCTCGGACCCTGGCTACCAGTGGGTAGAGATCACCATCTCGGCGCCCGACCTGCGGCCGGCCCTGGCGGCGGCCCTGGCCCTGTACCTGGTTGGCAACAAGATCCCGGACATCGCCCCATCCACCGGCGGGCCGACCTGGCCGGTGGGGCGCTGGGCCGAGAGTGCCGGGCTGATGGCCTGCATGATGATCCTGGGGTCGGTCGCCAACTGGCAGTTCAGGATCCATGCCGCGCCGTTGAGTTACTTCCGCAGGTCGGTGCAGGCCACTGCCGACGACCTGCTTTTCCAGGCCCAGATCGGGCAGGTGATCGGGCAGCAGATCGACGGCTGGTGCTGCTACTCGCAGTCCCACTGCCAGGAGGTGGCGGATTTTGAGCTGCTCCTCCTGCAGTTGCAGCGCCGCCGGGTGAGGTTCAGCAAGGTCGGCCACCTGCAGGACGAGGTCGGCGACACCATCACCATCAAGCACCCGTACACCGGCGCCACCATCAAGCTCTTTGTGGCGGCGCTGAAGCGCATCTACCGGCAGCCGGAGGCCGGCAGCACCGACGGCGGCCTGGTCGACTCGATAGAGGGGTGGGTGCTGTGAAGAGCATAGGTCTCAGCCGCAAGCGGTTTATCCGCCAGGGCGCCCAGCAGGCGGTGGCCGCCCGGCGGGAGACCTTTTGCGCCGTGGTCTGGGATGTGTACCCGGCACAGCGGTACTGCCGCTGCAAGATCCAGGGCTCAGACACCTATGTGGTGGCCCATTACCCGGAGAACTGGACCGCCACCCCGGAATACCTCAAACCCGCCAACGGCGTGATCCTGGAGCGGGTTGGCGGGATGCAGGGGCGGTTGATCGTGAAGAGCCACGGCGTTATCCGCCCGATCTCGCCCACCGGGGCCTCGGCTCCGGCCCTGGCCACCCCGCCCGACTGCGTGTTGACCGGCCTCTTGGTGACGGAGATCCCGGCGCAACTGCAAATGGCGGTGTTTGTCCGCACCGGCACCATCCGCATCGGCGGCACCACCTACACGGTGGACGCCATCGCCATGAGCGACACGACGCTCCTCACCATGGCCATGGAGGCGCCCATCGAGGAAACCGCCGCGGTGCTGGCCATCGGTGCGGCGCCGGCGGTGGGCCAGTGGCGGTACGACCTCGTCTCGGTGGGGGCTGATCTGGCTATCCATGTCACCGCCGGCACGGCGAGCAGCAGCCCGGTGATGCCGGACCTGCCGGCCGGCCACGTCAAGTGCGGCCACGTCCTGGTGACCGGCGGCATGACCGAGGTGACCAGCAGCGCCATCGATGTCTGGTGGGTGGCGCCTGCCCCCAGCCTGTTGACCGTGGCCATCGCCGACGACGACCTGGCCTGGGGCGAGTTGAGCACCACCGTGACCGTGGCGGTGGAGGATCAGTATGGCCACTCGATTCTGCAGAGCGGCAACGGCTGGTATGTGACCCTGGCCATTGCCACCGGCAACGGCACCATCTCGTGGGGAAGCAGCTCGGGCACCAGTGTTGAGGGGTATAGCGGCGCGGCCAGCAACCAGGTGGTGTTCACCTACACCAGGGACGGGCTCGACCCGGGCGACGTGAGCCCGACCTTCAGCATCACCATGGATTACCTGACCGCCTACGGCAACATCATCCTCCGCGACGTCGGCGGCGACATCATGACCTAAGGAGGCCCGCATGGGTACCAATTTTCATACCGCTCCAACCACCGCAACCAAGTGGAAGCCGGCCGATGTTGAGGCGTTTCTCTCCACCCTGGACCAGGCCATCACCTACGGCAAGAACGTGATTGTTCATTGTGACGGGCTGGTGACCTACAACAAGACCGGGAAATTGGCCTGGGCCTCGACGCTGCGGATCACCTTTAACCGGGCGGATGGCAAGGCGGTGCAGAACACGGTGGCGGCCGGCTCCATCACCCTGGCCGACGGGGAGTTCGCCTATCTTGACCTGAACGAGACCGACGCCACGGCGCTGACCATGGCCAAGGCAGCGGTTACCACCGGGGCGGCCAGCAATTTTATCGCCTACAACCGGCTGGTCCTGGGGTACCGCAACGCGGCATCGGATGAGTTTTTTCCGGTTAACCTGCATCTGGCCATCGAGCCGGGGTTTAACGACGATTTCGACGAAGATCCGGTCACCACCACCGGGTTGACCTGGGGGTATAAGGCGGGACTGTTCCGTAACGACAACGCGGTTTACAGCAAGGCCGCCGGGACGGTGGCGCTCACCGACGCCGCCACCAACTACGTGGAGATCGATGTCTCCACCCAGACCCTGGTGAAGAACACCACCGGGTTTACCGCCGGTGATATCCCGATCCGGGAGGTTGTGTGCGCAGGCGGGGCGCAGACCGGCAGCGCGGATAAGCGGACGGCGCTGAATGTGGGCGGTGCTGGCGGGGCATCGACCTTTCTAGGCCTGACCGACACCCCGGGGAGTTACGCCGGCCAGGCCGGCAAGGTTCCGGTGGTAAACACTGGGGAAACGGCGCTTGAGTTTGTGGGTGTTCCCAGTGCCGTCGCCAAGGCTTACCCGGATTTCCTGACCTCGGCAAAGGCTGCGGCCGACTCCGGCGACGACGAGTTTGCTGCAGCATCGCTCACCGGCTGGACGGCGGTGGCTGGTTCTTCCGGCACTGTCAACTTTTTGGGCGCCGCCGATGTCGGCATCTATGACCTGGCCACCCGGGCCGGCACGTTGTTGATCCAGGCCCGGAACAACAACGTGCAGCTCCGCAAGGACTTCGAGATCCCGGACGGGGCTTGCGAGATCATGCCGGTGAGTTTGACGGCGCTGTTAGAGTCCACCGGCAGCGGGGTCGGGATCGCCGACAATGAGCTGAACATCGGCCTCTACCTCAACGACAACGACATCTCGCCCACCAGCGGTAATTATGCAGCCCTGTTGATGGACTGCGCCGCTTCGGCAATCCAGCTGCTGGCCATCGACAACACCAGCCAGCGCGGCACCACCGGCGTTACCACCGACGTGCTCAATGTGCCGCTGGGGCAAACGGTGTTTTTGCGGATAACCCGCAGCGGCACCACCTACTACTACCATTACAGCCTGGACGGCCGGGGCTGGGTGGCCATGGGCAAGAGCGCCATCGGCTCGGCGCTGACCAACATCTGGATCGGCGTGACCGCCTCGGCCGGTTTTACCGACCCGGTGCCCATCATCTCGATCCCCTGGGTGCGCCAGGGGTTGAGCAGCCTCGACCCTTGGCCGTGGACTGCGGCCAGCGAGGCGCTGCTGGCGCCGCTCAATTTCAACGCCCGCACCGGCGGCGCCTTTGGCGCCCTGGACAGCTACAACACCACCGGCATGGCCAATGGTCAGCCGGCGCAGGTGAGAGATTCGCTGGGGGTGCATGACTACCGCTTCAACTCCACCTCGACGGACACAGAGGACGGATTGTTGCGGGTGGCTCCTGATACCGGCAGCGGCCGGTGGCATCTGGTGGGGACGACTACTCATATCGGTGCTCTTGTTTCCAAGGTAAGTGCTAATCAATCAATTACCATTGGAACATTCACCCCTGTAACATTCAACACCGAGAATGAAGATGTTGGGGGATTTTGGGTCGTCGGTTCTCCATCAAGACTTACAATACCAAAAGGTGTAACCCGTGTGAAGATGGAGGCAAACGTTGCATGGGCAACCGGGGGAACAGCCTATGTGATAATGACTATATACAAGAATGGGACGGCCTTATCTCCAACACCGTGGCAACGAGATTATGCAGTTGGAGAGGACGAGCACAACATCTCGACATATGAAATACCTGTAGTGGCCGGAGACTATCTTGAGTTAGTAGTGTATGTGACAGTAACAAAAAATGTTGTTGGGTCTGCCGCCCCAACCAGAACATGGATGTCAATAAACGCAATTGAATTTGCCTAGACGATAAGCCTTACAACAAAGGAGCCGCCCTCATGGACAAGATACAGATGGTCATCGCTGCAATAGGCCTGTTGTTGGCCATCATCACCGCCGGTGGCGGCTACCTGGGCGGCCGGTTCCACGCCGCCAGAAAGGCCGGGGCGGCCCAGGCTTTGAGCGAGGCGGCGGTGGCGAGGCTTGGCGAGCTGGTCGCCCGGGTTGACACCACGGTTTTTGACGCCGACCGGCTGCCACGGTTCGTCACCCGCACCGATTGCGACCAGTCGAAAAGAGACTATCGGACCAGGGTGTGTGCAAAGCTCGACGACATCAAGGGCGACCTGGCCACCAAGCATCTTGAGATCACCGGAGCGCTCTCGTCGCACCACCAGGAGAACGGCGAGGCGTTTAAGCGGTTGTTTGACTGGCAGCTCGGGATAGAGAAGCGAGTGGGCGGACTGGAGGCTAAAAACGAGGGAGGGTGACGCCATGTTTAAGCTGGTGCGGGACACGGACCGATGTGTGCAATGCGGCAACTGCGACATCCTGAGCCGCCCGACGGCTCTGCCCGGCTACCTGACGCCACGGCTGATGCGGGAGAGCAGCTCGGTGCTAATCTCCCCGGCCAGCCTGGAGACGCACCGCGGCCGGATCGAGACGGCAATCGAGCGCTGCCACATGGAGGCGCTGAGTTTGGAGGGGGTGGAGGGATGATATCGCCAACCGGCAAGACCAGTGTGCGGAGCGACTCGAAGGGCGACGGGCACTACGGGTCTCCCCGTGGTGCCAGGATGCACGACGGCACCGATTATCCGTGCATACCAGGGCAGCAGGTGGTGGCGCCAATTGCCGGCACGGTGTCGCGCGAGGCTGTGCCGTATGCCGATGACCCAAAATACCGCGGCCTGGTCATCCAGGGCAAACACGCCCGGGTGAAGCTGTTTTACCTGCTGCCGGCTAAGGGGATTGTCGGCAAAAGCGTTGCCGAAGGGCAGGTAATAGGCACGGCCCAGGACATCTCGGCCAAGTACGGCAAGGAGATGACGCCACACATCCACCTGCAGGTGGAGAGCTACGACCCGGAGTTGCTGATCGGATATCCAGGGTGACCCTGCGTTGTCATGGCGGCTGCTGCGAGCTGTGCGCCGATGATGTCTGGGAAGAGTGCCACCCGGGAGGGTGGGAGACAAGAGGGGGTGGGGGTGTGAACGAGATATCACGCTGTGCGACGTTGTCGTTGCTTGCTTACAGCCATGCCAATTACTCGGTGGCATCCACCTCCACCCAGGCTATTGCCGTTGACGGGGCGCTCGCTTTTCGCGGCACCCATGAGTTGGCCGACTGGCTCACCGATGCCGATTGCCGCTTGGTGGCGGCTCCGTTCGGCATGGTGCATGCCGGGTTCTGGCGGGCGTATCAGTCAATTGCGCCACTGCTGCCGGCGGCCGAGGTGATAACCGGCCATTCCCTCGGCGGGGCGCTGGCCCTGCTGTGCGGACTCGACCGGCTGCACCGGGGTGAGGACGTGCGGGTGGTCACCTTTGGCCAGCCTCGGGCTTTGGGCCTCTGCACCGCTCAGGCCATGCGCCACCGGTTTGGCGACTGGGTGACGCGGTGCGTGCACAACAATGACGTGGTGCCAAGGGTGCCCACCAGGCTGATGGGTTACGGCCACATGGGCCGGCTGGTGTATTTTGACCGTCACGGCCTGCACCGCCCCGGCATTACCTGGTCGGAGCTTTTGCGCGACCGGGTGGCCGGCAGGATAGAGGCAGTTTTGGAGCGTGGCACCGACGGCATCCGCGACCACGACCTGGCGCGTTACGCCTGGTGCGCGGCCAGGATGGAGGCAAGGTCATGAGTTGCCCGCAATGCGGCAGCCAGTGGGACGGGAGGCACTGCCCTGCCTGCGGCTACGAGGAGTGCTGAAACTGATAAGCCTCCGCGGGCCGGAGGCGCAGATGATAAAGAGGTGTATCCATGATTGATTGGTTGCTCAACCACTGGCAGGACATCTTGACCGCCATCTCCGGCGTGGTGACCGCAGCAAGCATTATCGTGAAGCTCACCCCAACCCCTGCCGACGACGCGGCCCTGGCCAGGGTGTTGCGGCTGCTCGACCTGCTGGCGCTGAACCCTAAACGGTGACGGTCCGATTTACCAAAAATTTACCGTCGCAGACCACAAACCACCCATAATTTACCAAGATTTACCGCCCAAAAACAGCCAATCAACCCACAAAAAAGAAGAGGGAAACCAACCGCAACAGGCTGATTTCCCTCTATTATTTTCGTGGTGACCCCAAGGGGACTCGAACCCCTGTTACCGGCGTGAGAGGCCTATTGCATTACAATAATATCAGCCACTTATAGGCATCGTTACCACTCATTTACCATCTGACATGAACGGGAAACG